TCAGATATAAGTAGTCGAGAGTCCTTTATTGTTGCAGGTAACAACGGAGTGATCAATTTAACGTTGGATCTGGATCAGAAGAGAGAAGGCACGGAATCCTTCAGAATATACGTCTCAGACACCGCCAGCGGGTCTGTATTGGCGTCTACCGGTGACATATCAGTTAATGATACATCCTTACCCGTTTATACGATTGGGATGGGTACAAGTGTACCAGAAGGTACCACATTGTCTGGATATGTAATTCCTGATGCGGGTAACAACAACACCGAGAACATCTACGTTAACTTCAGGACAATCTCAAGTCCCGACAGTGCGGACATCGTTACACCGCAACCTACTGCACAGTCAGTTAGTACTGGTTCTAAGTTGTTTACTAGTGAAATTGGTGTCAAGGATTCTGCAACGGGTGGTATTACTGTTGAGATGACTGCACACATTGGTAGTTACACAGGCACACAGGTCGCATCTGATACTATAATCGTACAGGACGCAACTCCATCTTATTCTCTTGTAACGAATAAGACAAGTGACTCTGCGTCTGAAGGTGAAACAATACAGTTTACCTTTGATGGCACTAACATTCCGACAGGTTCATATTACTATAACGTCAGTGATATAAGACCCAAGACAACTAGTAGTATAGTCAGTGCAAGTTCTCCGATAATTTATTTGTCAGACGTACAGAACCTCGTTACCGGTATGGAAGTGCGTGGGATTGACTTCCCTTCCGGTTCTACGATAACAAGTATCAACACGGGTTCTGGATGGGTAAACATGTCTTCAAGTAACACCGAATCCGGAGCAGTTACCGCAGGTACAGAAGTGCATTTTGCATTACCAGAAGTTTTTGATGACTTTGGTTCTTCATCTAACAAACCATTTGGAGAGATTTCTCATACAACTTCTACTTCCTCGACATTCAATGTGGATATTGCGACAGATGCAGATCTACCTTCTCCGAGAATAGAGAACTATACCATGAATCTGGCTGCATCCTATGGTGCGACCGCAGTGAAAACAAAGGCATTTACCATAGGAGACATGACGGTCTCAAGTGTACCTAATGTACAACGACCCCTTTTCTCTACAAACCCAGACAGTTTCAGTTCGGTAGCTCAATCTCCAGATATAGCATCCACTTCGGTAATATTCAGTGGTACTGGTAGTCCCGCCGTAGGAACAGCGAGGGCAACAACCATTGGTGCCGTAGGAAGTACTGATACTGAACTATTGGGTGCTTGGGTTGATGACCTAGGTTCAGGTTTTGACCCAAGTGATTTTGAAATCCGAGCTACATTGGTCAATCTAAATGGATCAAATGCAGGTACTCCCGGCAACTTCGGAGTATGGGAAACGTTGAACGCCGACAGAACATGGAACGTGACAACTGCTGAACCGGGCGAAGGTAATGCCATCTACTGTCAAGCACAAATCTCGTTTACAATACGTGAGATTGCAGACACGTCAAATGCGGCTACGTTTACATATTATCTGACCACACTGACTGAAGATACAAACTAGACAGGATGATGTATGACAGGTGAAGAAAAAAAGATTAAGGATGACTACGAGACTTCAAGAGACACCTATATGGAGTTGATTGAAAATGGTAAGCGTGGTCTGGATTTGATGATGGAGGTCGCACGGGAAAGCGAACACCCTCGTGCGTTTGAAGTCTTGTCCGGTATGATAAAGAATGTCGCAGACGTTACCGATAAACTTATGGATCTCCAAAAGAAGAACAAAGACATCACTAAACCCGAAGACGACACCCCCAAAGGTGTGACAAATAACAATGTCTTCATTGGTAGTGCGACCGATCTCCAACGCATGTTGGCAGAACCAGAAAAAGATATAACTCCACATGACTGATCATTACATGGGAAACCCCAACGTCAAGGGCGATGGGGTTACACAACCGTGGACTGAACATGACGTTCGTGAATATGCGAAGTGTATGCAAGATCCTGCTTACTTTGCAAGAACCTACGTGAAGATTATATCACTGGATAAAGGTCTTGTCAACTTTAATTTGTACGATTATCAAGAACAGATGTTTAAACATTTCGAAAACGAAAGGTTCAGTATCGTTCTTGCATGTCGACAGTCAGGTAAAAGTATATCATCGGTGGTATATCTTTTATGGTATGCAATATTTCATCCAGAGAAAACCATTGCAGTACTTGCTAACAAAGGCGCGACTGCTCGTGAGATGTTGTCGCGAGTCACTCTTGCACTAGAGAACCTACCGTTCTTTTTACAGCCAGGATGCCGTGCACTTAACAAGGGGTCGATCGAGTTCTCCAACAACTCTCGTATCCTCGCATCCGCAACCTCTGGTAGTTCTATTCGAGGTATGTCGGTCAACTTACTATTTCTCGATGAGTTTGCATTTGTCGAACGTGCCGCTGAGTTCTATACATCAACCTATCCAGTAGTATCTGCGGGTAAGGATACCAAGGTTATTATCACCTCTACCGCGAACGGTATTGGTAATCAGTTCCATAAGATCTGGGAAGGTGCGGTACAGAAGGTCAATGAATACAAACCGTTCACTGTTAACTGGTGGGATGTGCCAGGCAGAGACGAAGAGTGGAAATCACAAACAATTTCTAATACATCCCAACTACAGTTTGACCAAGAGTTTGGTAATACTTTCTTTGGAACAGGTGACACTCTTATAGGTGCAGAAACCTTATTAAACTTTAGGGCAACTCCACCCAAAAGAATTATAGAAAATGGATCGGTCAAAGTCTACACAGACTGTGAACCAAAACATGACTACATCGTATGTGTTGACGTAGCAAAAGGAAGGGGATTGGACTATAGTACCTTTTCGGTAATCGATGTAACAGTCCGACCTTTTAAACAGGTCGCGGTGTATCGCAATAATCGTATTTCGCCAATACTCTTTCCTGATATTATCTATAAGATTGCGAATGCCTACAATCAAGCATATGTGATAATCGAGTCAAATGATGCTGGACAAGTGGTGTGCAACGGTCTATATCATGATCTAGAGTACGAGAATATACACCTAGAGTCTGCGGTCAAGAAGAATGCGATCGGTATTGAGATGAACCGTAAGGTCAAACGATTGGGTTGTTCTGGTATCAAGGATCTACTAGAAGAAAAGAAACTAGAGATTGTTGACGAAGATACCATCATGGAGATATCTACCTTCGTGTCTAAGGGTCAATCCTATGAGGCATCCGATGGTAACCACGATGATCTAATGATGAACCTCGTAATGTTTGGTTTCTTTATCACAACACAATACTTCTCTGACATGACTGATATCAATCTGAAACAGATGATGTTTGAACAACAGATGGCAGAGATCGAAGCAGATATGGTACCGTTTGGGTTTATTGATGATGGAGAAGATGCAATAAACCATATAGAGATGCAAGACGAGTTGAAGGATAAGGGTTGGCATATACCGTGGGAAGTAGAGAATTATTAAGTTATAAATAATAGCATTGAATTAATTCTCCGTATTATGTTACTTATCATAACTCAACGAAAATAAAAGGATACGATTATGGCTCTTCTAAGGTCTGAATCCCCGAATGTTGCCATCAAAGAGGTGGATCTGTCAGGCATAGTGCCCGGCGTAACTACTTCTACTGGTGCGATTGTGGGAAACTTTGCTTGGGGCCCAGTTAACACACCAGTACTCGTCGGCAACGAAGGCGAACTGGTAAGTAACTTTGGCGACCCCTCATTCTCAACCGATGCAAATGCAATCGAGTTCCTATCTGCAAATCAGTTTTTGAAATATTCCAACAGTCTCTACGTTGTACGTGGTGCGACTTCTGCTGCAAAGAATGCAGTAGACAGTGGTTCTACAGTAGACTTGATCTCTAATCGAGATGACTGGGATAACTCAAAGTCTACTGCGGTTGGAAACTTCATTGCAAAGTATGCTGGTGATGCTGGTAACTCTCTGTCAGTCTCTGTCTGTGGTTCACGCGATTCCGCATGGAATGGTTGGGCATACAGCGGTGCATTTGACGCAAAGCCCGGTACATCTGACTATGTTTCAACACGTTCTGCTGATGGTGCTGCTGCACTTGACGAAGTTCACGTTGCGATTGTAGACGAAGATGGTACTTTCTCTGGAACCCCTAACACTATTTTGGAAACGTTTGCTAACGTCTCTCTTGCTAGTGATGCAAAAACATCTGACGGTGCTAAGAACTACATTCTTGACGTACTTGACGACCGTTCTTCATATGTCTGGGGTGCTAATAAGCCTGGTGTATTTGGTGCAGATACTACTGCTGCATTATTCACTAATACTTCTCACGGTGCGGATCAAACAGCTTCACCCAAAACTGGTTCACTCGCGTACGGGGTAAACTCTGGTGTCTTAGGCACGGGAGAGTTTAGTACCGCTCACGATCAATTCGAAGACGAAAACACTATTCAGATAGACATGTTGATCGCACCCTCGTTATCTTCGGGTACAGATCAAGCAACTGTTGTTAACGATTTGGTCGCTACTGCTACTGAACGTAAAGACTGTATTGTTGTTACATCTCCTAACCGTGCTGCGGTTGTTGGTGTTACTGACCCCGCAACGGTTACTACTAACATCACTACTACTGCTGCTACGTTTACTAAGTCTTCTTACTTGGTGGTTGATAACAACTACTTGAAAGTGTACGATAAGTACAACGACAAGTATACGTTTATCCCTGCTGCTTCGTCCACTGCTGGACTAATGGCGTCGACAGATGATGTCGCTGCTCCTTGGTTCTCTCCCGCAGGTACAAGACGTGGTAACTATCTTGGTGTAACCTCTATTGCATACAACGCAACTCGTTCGCAAAGAGACACACTATATAAAGCAGGTGTTAACCCAATCGCTAACTTGCCAGGACAGGGTATTACTCTACAGGGTGACAAGACTTTCCTAGGTAAACCTTCAGCGTTCGACCGTATTAACGTTCGTAGACTGTTCCTTGGTATTGAGAGA